GAAGAGACAGTAGAAGAAGCAGACTGGGAGAAAGATGAAGAGCTAATCAACGAGCTGTCTGACCACTATACTTCACTAGTTGAAGAAGCCTTATCTCAGGTTGTATTATAAGGTAGGCTAATATGACTGTCAGGTATAATATTTACGGAGAAGACTCTATTGAGTACTACAATAATCAAGGTATATCAATACAAATATATAAGATACTTGGTGTGTACATGTCCATCACAACCATAAAGAACCCATCTTGGAGAAGTGATTGTATCCATAATAAAGACTGTAACAAAGGTTGTGAGTACCTAGTAAATCTACACACCAATGACTTCCAGTTAGCTAAGAGTAAGGCTAAAGAGGTAATCTCTAAACAGCTAAAAGACCTGTCTAACCACTTGTTGGAGACAGCTAGTGAGCTCAGTAGCCTAGAGTAACATAAGAGAAAAGCAAGCCTGTAGGTGCCAGTCTACAGGCTTAAGTTATGTCTTCAGATTATACCCTATACCAGTAAAACTAATTTAATACACCTCCTCACCTTATGTCTTCAGATATTATACCTTCAGTGATGTTATCTGGTGGATTAGTTATTTATTTATTTTCTTAAATGTTATCCTAGAGTTTTAAATAATTTTTTGATTTTTACGATGTAAAAAGATGTTTAAGAATCCACGCTTAACCTAGTAGATGAAAGTTAACCACCTGAAGATAACTCACCCATTCTAATTGACAAGAGGAGGTTTAACATAATGCCTGAAGTACGTATGAGCCTTAAGCTACAGGAGCTATATAGATGGGAACACATCAGTGATGTAAATGCTAAGCTAGATAAGGGAGATTCACCTAACTCAGTTTGGAGGTACATCAACAGGAAAGGACTAAGTATAAGCAGACCATTGATTTATGAGTATGCTAAAATGAGAAAGAAAGCCTTAGTAGACGGTTTAAATATGGAACACATGATTGGTATATCAAGTAGACCAATTGTAGACAGGTCAGACCCAGCTACTAAGTCCTCCTTAAAGAAGTTAAAATCAGAAATAGATGCCTTAGATAAGATTATTGAAGGTGGATACAACACCTTAATAGAATGGTCAGACAGACCAATAGCACCGAAGACAATGATGGAGGCTATAAAGCTGAAAGCTGAACTGACTGAAGGTAATCACGGATTCCTTACTAACTATGGTATGGAAAGGCTGAGAGAAATAGAGCAAGGTAAATACCAGCTGATTATGGAACATCTAATCTCATATATACCTGACGACCTAAAGCAGGCAGCAGTTGAACAGATAGACTCCATAGAAGACAGTTACTATAAGACAACAGAGTACTATGAGGACTATCTAAGAGCTAAAGGCTATTCAGAACACGACATTGAACGCATCCTAGAGGAGCTAAGTCCAGACCAAGGATTAGAAGATGAAGAACTGGAAGAGATGGAGTATGATGAGGATGAGTTAGAAGAGGAAGAAGAGGAGCTAGAAGAAGAGACAGAGACAGAGACAGAAAGAAAGCCTATCCTATCTTAGTTTAAGAACTATAAGAAAACCCAGTATGCTAAGTTAAATAATAAACAGGCACTCATCCACACGTCTGGACAGCCTGTTTTTATTATAACAATTATTGAGTATAATACAGGACTTGTAAGAAAGGAGAAAAACTATGAATAAGATGTCAAGTAATATGTGTCTTGAGTGTGTAAACTATGATACATGCTCAGAGTACACCAGTCCTTGTACAGACTATGAGTACTACAAGTGTAAGCACTGTAAAGACATGGTTGAAAGTGATGGTATACACAAGTGCTATAGAGGTGGTCTCCAGTGTAGTCAGGTTAGGTTCTGTAACAACTATCATCCACATAGCAATGTGTAAACCCAAGTAAGCACTTCTTTAATAATAGAGACTTCAGACTAGAAAGGACTGTTATATGGCTATGAGACGTTGTAATACACATCATTACACCTACAGAATTGAGTTCAACCGTAACAGAGGTACAGGAGATGAGATTATGTATGTATCAGCAAGTAACATCTATCAGGCTATAGACACCTGTAGGCTGACTTTCTGTCAAGAAGTAATCATTACTGAAGTAAGTCAATTATGTAACCTAAAATAAAGAGGAGGAACAACAATATGATTTTAACACCTATTGGTAACAAAGTAGTAGTCAAGCCTATTCCACCTGACAAGCAGACTGAGTCCGGGATTATTGTATCAGGTAATACTCAGTCTACACACCTAAAAGGTAAGGTTGAGTTTGTAGGCAGCAGCAAGGAAGTCAATGTAGGAGACATAGTAGTGTTCCCTAAATACGCTGGACAATGGACTGAGGTTGACGCTGTAGAGTACGTTGTATTAGAAGTAGAAGACATCTTGGCTGTTGTAAAGGAGTGATATGGAAATAGTACTGACTACAGAATGTAAAGACAGCAGGACGGTCAACTCTGGAGACCTGTTCTATCACTTCAAAGGAGGACTGTATACAGTAATAGAAGTAGCTACACAGACAGAAACAGGAGAGAAGCTCGTGGTCTATAGAAGCTTGGAAAACGGAACAGTATGGGCTAGACCTATGAGTATGTTTTTATCGGAAATAGATAAAAAACGCTACCCTACTTACTATATTGAGCTAAAATACAGGTTCTCCAAGGTTACTTTGAGTAATGACTATTAAAATACTACCATAGGAGGTAAACATATGAGTAAAGAAGATGAAGTAAAGGACTTTGAAAAGAGGTTAGCTAGAGTCATTAAGGACTTTATCAGTAACAATTATCCGCAGAATGCGGAAGCAGGTGAGCCTACAATTACGAAGAGCCACCCATACAACAATAAAGTTACCTACAGTATCTTGGTGACTGTACAGAAGACTTCTTAGTTTATAAGGCTACAGGACTGATTTAAGATAGAGAGGAACTAATTATGACTAAGAGGAAACCTATAGTAAGTAGAGTACCTATACAGCTAGACGGATTTACCTATTATACAGTAGCATCGGAAGATGGAACATTCTCCAAGGATGTTATTACCTTAGGAACGTATCCCACACTTGCTGAAGCTAGGAGTGCTTACAGGGAAGACATGAATAGGCACCATAATAAAACCAACAGGAACTTCTGTTATGGCATAATGAAAGAAAGCAATTCTCAGGAACAAGAGGTATGATTATGGGATACAAATTCAGAAATGTTAGAGGTCATATTGAGGTATACGATGGAAATAAATTCATCGTATCAGCTGATAACTTCCAAGAAGCAAGACAGGAAATACTGAAAATAGAAAACCCATGTAGATGGGAATATAACTGTGGCTGGTACGACGAGGATTACGGATGTACTTGTTCTTCTTTAGAAAAGTGGTATCAGTGTCCTATGTATCCTGAGCCTAAGCAGTCTGACTTTGTTGTTATGAAAGAGGAAAAGAATGCCAGCCATTAGTAGTTGTAAAGATTGTATAAAAAGACATACATTATGTCATGCAACGTGTCCCACGTACCTAAAGGAAAAGAAAGAGCACGACCACATAAGAGAGCTAATGCACAACAGCAAACTGCTACAGTACGGACATAATAGTAATGGAACCTACTTTTCTGGAAAGAAGTACAGAGGTAAGAAGAAAAAGAGAACTGCCTATACAGACAAGTCTTAAAGAAGAAAGGAAAGATAAATGACTATCTATTATAGATACAACGACTACAAAATCCAAAGATGTAAGGACGGTAATACAGTATTCATCTGCGACAAGTACTGTGATAGCTACTTCCAGATTCCTATTAACACGGCTATATCCTTACTATTGGGTGACAGTGACGTGGTCTATGTAAATGCTAGAATTAACCCCAGTGGAGAGCTAGAGGTAAAGGAAGTCCTCACAGACCAAGAATGGTAAATAAAATAACTAAAAAAGTACTTGACTTTTATTTTAATTAGGTAGATAATTACACTAGCCTAGTAAGTAAACGTCAAGTATTTTATTGTAAAGGGGTGGTATATGTTAACTGAAAACCAGCTGGACGGCAACTCTATATCCTGGCAGTGTGAGGACTATGCTTTGTATACAACTAATCACGGACAGGTGAAGGTAGATAGGTCAGGTGAAGTGATGGATTGCTGTGTAGGTATAGATAGAGGCAAGTATCATTCTGTATCAGTCAAAATCCTAGGTGATGAGTTCCAGGTGTACGAGGAAGACATAAATGGAAGAGTGAGATATGAGCTACACAGTCCGAACTTCCCATATCCTAAGAATACTCAGCATACAATTTCTATACTCAGCCTGATAGAAGTAATCAGGAATAGCACGAACAACTGTACAGCACTTCTTTTAGTTAAGAAGAGGTTATTGACTCTAATACTGAGCAGGGTACTTGTAAACAGTAAAGAGCTATCAGCCATAAAAAGCCTGCTGCAGGAATACAGAGTTCCTATAATTAGTAGACAACCAATTATCAATAGACAACCTATAAGGAGGAGAAAATGAATAGTAAAGACATAAAGAAGCACTTAAGTGACAAGGTAAACGACTGGGCAGCAAGTGTTGACGACATAACAGTGGCTAGTGCTATTAAGGAGGGAACCATTATTACAGGTGGAGCACTGGTCAGCCTGCTGACTGGAGAAGAAGTAAATGACTACGATGTGTACTTTAGGAACAAGGAGGCTCTGGTTACTGTAGCACAGTACTATGTAGACAAGTGGAATAAAGAACATGACGATGACGTGTTCTTAGAGGTAGATGAAGAGCAGAAGACATCAGGCTCAGTAAAAATCTATGTACAGTCATCAGGAGTAGCTGAATCCAGAGAAGACAACGAGGACGATTCTAAGTACACACCTATCTTCTTAAGCAGTAACGCTATTACACTGTCTAACAAGGTGCAGATTGTGATTAGGTTCTACGGAGAAGTAGAGGACATCCATAAGAATTACGACTTTGTACACTGCACCTGCTCCTGGACATCTTGGGACAATGAGGTACAACTTCCTGCTAAAGCACTTGAGTGTATTATCAATAAGGAACTAGTGTATACAGGCAGCAGGTATCCACTGTGTAGCATCATCAGAACTAGAAAGTACATCGAGAGAGGTTACAGTATTAACGCTGGACAGTATGTAAAGATGGCGTTACAGTTAAATGAGTTAGACCTTAACAACATTGATACCCTTAAAGACCAGATTACAGGAGTGGATTCCTACTACTTTAAAGCCTTGCTTGAAGACATGCATATTGCTACTAAGAGTGGTGAAAAAGTAGACAACTCCTTTATCTTTGAAGCGATTGATAAGGTGTTTAATTAGGAGGAAGAATGAACTATAGAGAAGAAGTTAGAGACTTGTTCGAGGTTAACAGCAACTTGGCAGCAGGTGAAGAGCCTTACTGCTTAGCACATTGTATATCAGCAGACTTCGGGATGTTCGGTGGTGTAGTCGTGGGATTCAACGAAAGATGGGATATGAAGAACAAGCTTGTATCTAAGTATACTGACTTACAGGAGGAGTTCCTATTAGAGGGTAGTCAGGTTATCCCTGTAGAAGTAGAAGATGGAGCAGTAAATACTACAGTGTATAACTTAGTAACTAAACAGCTGGTATTCCATCTACCAAACTATCAGTCTGTAGTCAAGGCTTTGATTATCTTGAAAGGTCAGATGCAGATGGCTAACCAGAGTAGACTAGCCATCCCTAAGATTGGGTGCGGTATAGACAGGCTAGAATGGTACGTGGTAAGTGAGCTGATTAAGGCTATTTTCTCAGATACAGATGTAGACATTCTTGTATGTTGTATAGGAGACTAAAATGAAGGTATTAAGCATAGATTGGGACTTCTTAGTAGATGCGTCAGCTGACTATAGGTGTATGAACTTTCCAGACTGCTGCAATGAAAACTACTCTGAATTTATACAGAACACCATATGGTCAACTAGGTATCTATATGGAAGCTTAAGAGAAGTAGCTGTAGACAAGGATGCACTTATAGAAGTTAAAAACTACATAGGCAGGACTTGCAGCCTACACACTAGAGGAGTTGCTTATGATAGCCATAAACACATCTATGACGAGGTAAAGAGTAGCTTGTCACCAGAAGAACCCTTAGTTGTAATTAACTTTGATTTCCATCACGACTGCTACCAGAATGGCGATAGTGTAGACTGTGGCAACTGGGTTGACTACCTATACAAAGACAGGACTACACCTAGTGGTAATAGACTAAAGCATTCTACAGGCAGCAGCTACACTTGGGTAAGCAGAGACGATAGTGATGACGCTGGTATCCCTAGATATGTAAGGAGGTTAACTGTTAACCAAGTCTCCAGCCTACCAGAGGTTGATAACTTCGACTTACTATACGTATGTAAGAGTCCAATGTGGTCTCCTCCTCACCTGGACAGGGAGTACGATGACTTTATTACTTGGATTAACAAGTACATTACAGACGTAAATGACCTAGGAAGTAAGCCTAGAAATATAAATCTTTATACAGGATGAGGTACTATTATGAAAGAGTGGACAGTAGAAGAGATAAAGAGCTTGATAGCTAAGAATGACACTGTACTCTGTAAGGCACTGATACAACTTTACAACCAGCAGACTGCTGTAGAACAGTTGTGCCAGCAGACTAAGGCTCATAATAGCGTAGGATTCAACTGTATTGACTCTAAGTTCCTAACTAGCTGTTCAGAATTCTATCTTAAGTCTGGTTTTCTTACCAGTAGACAAGTAAAAGCAGTTAGGAAGACTATTATGAAATACAGTAAGCAACTCACCTGGCTGGCTAATGAGCATGAAAAGAATAAAGAAACCGTAAGAGCTTGTAATGTAAGCTTAAATGCAAGTTAAAACAATACAAAGGAGAAAGATTATGAATAACTCAGATAACAATAAGGTAAAGAACACCACTAACAGTGGTTGGTTGGCAGAATGGATTACAGGTCTTATTAGATACCTTGGTCTATTATTTTACGTAGGACTTTTGTTCAATGTTTCATTCAGCGTTATGCACATTTTCTTTGATGAATTTGCTGCAACTCTATTATCAATGTTGGTGGTCTACCTGATGTATGACTTAGAAGTCAGACCTAGAAATATGTCTTCCTAAGTAAGAATCTGCATTGGTATTCATAAGCCATCCTGTCTCATCCTATATTACTTGATTATGTAACAATACTATAAAAACCATATAGTCCTAGGAGGTAATCATGATTAATGTAGGTGAACGAATAAACACCAACCAATCAGTCTTAGGTAGTGACTTGCTAGAATGGATTGCAGCAGGTAAGGATACCAAGACAGAAGAAGAGAGAGTTGTATGCGGTAAGCTTTATTACAAGTATGTAGTTGATAGATACGGAGGTAGCAAGAGTAAGATTTACCATGACGTATACTACTATGTCAACTACAATAACAAGCTTAACCCATCTGTATACCTAGCTTACATAGTTCGAGATAAAACTAAGTCACCTAGAAAGATACCAGAGTCATTGGTAACTTTAGACCTAGTATCATCTATGGCCAGCTACAAGGGAAGTTTAATTCAGGAATGGGCATACTTCCAGAACGGTAGTTCTGAGAATCCCTACTACTTAGAGGGATGTGAAATTGTAACCCACTATCTTGAAGGCAACCACCCACTCAAGCCTACTGTCTACTACTATGTAAACAGGACATCCAAGGGTATCAAAGTGTTTAGAGACTTGGACAAGTCACCTAGGCACAATGAGCAGATAGACTACTAAGCCTGATGGCATCCACACAATTAGAAATAACGCAGTTAACAAGGGTGCTTCACGTAAAGAAGTACCCTTAACTTATTTATAATAGGAGGCAACTATATGAATAAGGTTACAAAGTTCCTACAGTTTACAACTGAATACAAGCTACCCAGTCTAACTAAGCATATGACAGATGACCAGCTTAAAGACCTGTACTACAAGTATTTCCCACAGCTTAAAAACTCTACTAACCTTCAGCAAAAGGCTATCAGCAATCTTGTTTTAATAGCTATAGTAGAGGAGCTAAGAAAGAGACATCCCAGTAACAGTCAGCTGGATAATTGGAACTATGAAGATGAATTAGACTTACAAAACATAGGAGGTTAACATGAATAAGGAAGAGCAACTGAAGAAAGAGGAGTTCCGTAAGGAGCAGGAAGAGCTAAACAACACTATGCAGCAGCAGGATGAAAATGACTTACACAAGGTAGAAAAACTAGAAGTCCTAGACATCTAAAGGAGGTAACATGGCTAAGAAAAGAACACAGCAACCACTAGTAACGTCCTTGTCTACAACCTTAAAGAAAACAATACATAACGAAGACACTCAGGTAGTCACCAGTGAAGAGCTGAAGCATAAGAAAAAGGAAATGATGACTATCGTGGAGAGTGCTCTGGATGTATTCAAGTCTAATCTTACTTCAGGTAAAGTCACTATGACTACATCAGCCGACTTGGAACGGCTAGTAAAGTTAACACTTCTTATCTCAGGTGAAGCAGACAGCAGGGTAGGCAAGCCTTTCGGAGAATCAGAAGAGGAAGTTACAACTACCCTATCCAATATATCTATGTCTAAGGTAGAAACAATTCTTAACCTTGAAGACCCAGAAGTAAAGAAGATGTACGATAGGCTATATGAAGGGTACAACGAGGCTAATGACTTAGAAGAATAAAGGGGAATAACCATGAGCTTTAAACAACTAATACAGTCCATAAATGAAGGTGACGTTATTACTTTCCGTGAGTACTACTTAGACAGGCACGACCATATGAAGCTGAGCTATAGTATAGACAACGGAGTGGTACAGGCAGTCTTTCAAGCTGGTCAGAAGCTGAACATAGAGACTCTAGTCCAGTATTATGGAGAGGGGTTAGAAGAGACAGACTACCTTCAGCTGTCCTGCGTAGCATTTCCTAGAGTAGTTATTGGGCTAGGCATCAACCAGCAAGGCGAAACTGATGTAAAGATTGTACAACTCAATGAAGACTTCTACAATATGGGACTGCAGCAGGTTGAGTTGACTAAAGGACTATCAGAGAATCTCGTTGAGCCTAATTATCTTCTATTCCATAAAGATTGGTAAAGAAAACGCTTTACTTTTTTACAAAACCTTAGTATAATAACTAGCGTAACAACTAACTCTAAAAACAGGAGGAACTACTTATGAGTAAAGGCAAGGTTTTAATCTTTCATCACACTGACTTAGACGGTATCGGTGTTAAGATTATTGGTATGGCATATGCTTACATGAATGACAAGGATTATGAGACTTTTGCTTGTAACTATCATGATGTAAATGAGATTGTAAGAGACAGAATTAGTAACGACCTAACAGATGTAGACACTATCATCATCGCAGACATCTCTGTAAACAGAGAAACAGCTAAGCTTCTTAACATTCTAAGAAACAGCACTGGGATAGACATAATCCTGCGTGACCATCACGCTACTGCTGAATGGTTAGGTAAGGAGTACGAGTGGGCTTATGTATCTGAGAAGACAGACGGTGTAGAAAGATGTGGTACCTACTTATTAGCAAGAGAATTTCCTCAAGTGATGGAAAAGTTTAAAGCATTCGTAACTTGTGTAGATGACTGGGATACTTGGAAGTGGGTTGACAACGGTAACGATGACGCAAGTAAGCTGAATTCCTTACTAGCTATGGTAGGTGAAGATGAGTTTACAGACTACATTATGTCTATATACCTAGACCGCAATATCTCAAGTACCAAGGAACTGTTTGATGAATGGGCTGACAATATATCATACGCACACCAGCTAGTCATTATTAAAACAGCGAAGCACTGTAGTAAAAACATGTTTACCACTACTATGACTGTTAACTATGAAGGCTCAAGTTACAAGTACAATGCTGGTATCGTATTCTTCAATCAGGATGTATCTGCTGTTAGTGACCTTATACTGGATGAAAACAAGGACATCGATGTATTAGTTGTAATGAGCTTACCGAGAAGCATCAGCTTCAGAACTAAAAAGGACTTAGAAGTACCGTTAGGAACAATAGCTAAGATGTTTACAGGAGCAGGTGGAGGACATCCTGCTGCAGCAGGTTCAGCTATCTCTAAGAGTCAGTTTGACGCTGGTATGGGCAGTCTGCTGGACACCATTCTAACTAACAGCTACAATCTTCAGTCACCTGAGCAGTCTATCACTATGGCAAGCTTATCACTTAAGGAGAGTAACTAATGTGCGGTGTTATAGGATTCACGGGAACTATACATAACTCAGAACAGCTAGACGTTCTAAAGAATGTGATGGTAGCCTCAAGAATCAGGGGAATGCACGCTAGCGGTATTGTATGGACTGACGGAACTAAGATGGAGCCCACTATAAAGCCTATTCCTATAGACCAGTTAGTAGAGACAATCAACTGGCAGCAGGTTATGGGTAAGAAAGTAGGAATAATAGCCCACGCTAGATATAGTACCAGCGACCTAAAGTACAATCAGCCTATCCTAGGAGCTAGTACAGCAATTGCTCATAACGGAGTCATAACTCAGTCTGACCCGTCCACTTGGGAAGAGAAATATGGATACCATTGTAACACTAAGAATGATTCTGAGCTTATACTTAGAGCTATAGAAAATGGAGATGATATCTGGACTACCTTTCCTGAATCCAGTATAGCCTACGTTAGACTTCTGAGTGATGGCAGCCTAGAATACGGTAGAAATGGTTCCAGACCTTTATGGGTAGGAGAAATACCTAGCTCAGGAATTATAGTAGCGTCTACTTACCATATCCTAAGTCAGTCAGGGGTAACTAACATAAGAGAGGTTGAACCATCTTGTACTACAGATTTACAAAGGAGGTGCTGGAAAGATGTCAGTACAAAACCATAACTTAAAGCTGTTTATTGACTTCTGTAAGAACAGCGTTGAAGCTAACGATGTAGACCCAGCTATCAGTTATATGAACTATATAGTAGATAGGATGGAGTTTAATGATGAACAGGTTCTGTGGCTGTGTTTTCTATACGGTATTACTTATCAGCTACCAACAGCCTACGTAATCTGGTCTGAGTTTCCAGACCTTGAGCTGATAGATGAAGACAGGCTGAGGAAGTGGTTTACTAAGGATGTTCAGCTGAGATTACCATTCCAACAGGACAAGATTAAGTGTAGACCCAAGACTGTAGATACCATTATATCTTATCAGAAAATAGTAGGAGGAAGTCAGAAAGAGTACTTTGACGAGCTTTTAGACTCTCCTGACCCACAGGTGAACTTCGACAGGATGTGGACGCCATTAAAGTCAGTGTATAACTTCGGTAGGTTTAGCACTTGGAACCAGTGTCAAGCTCTAAAGCACGTGGCTGGATATAATGTAGAACCTACCACACTAATGCTAGGAGAACCAGACAGCATAAGCTTTACGGACGGACTAGCCTATGCTTATGGGTTGCTAGACAAGGTAACTAAGAAGACAGTTGACGAGTCTACAGGAAAGAAGAAAAAAGAGCACTACAAGTGGTCTGACGATGAAAAGTTGGATATGGAGAATGCCTGCTCTATGCTTAAGAAACAACTGAAGCTAGACAACTTTCAGCTGGAGACACTGGCTTGTGCATTTAAGAAAATCTGGAGAAACAACGACTCAAGGTACGTGGGGTACTACAACGATAGAATGGCAGAAGACATCAGGAAGACCTCAGACCAAAAATGGACTGGAATTGACTGGAGCCTGCTTTGGGATGCTAGAGACTTCTGCGTTCCTAAGAAGTATCTACACGAAAATAAGGGAGTTAACAGGAGCAACTTTATTTTACTTCCAGAGGATAAAGTTTACACATAACACACTAATGTAACCATAAGAAAGAGAGAATACTATGACAAGACGAAGAAAGACAGTTTACTACAGCAACATGAGAAGAAAGAAGAGACCTATGAACAATAAGTACTTGCTATACTTAGCAGCAGTTGTTGCGATGGCTATGATTGTACTAATTGTATTAGCAGTCAAAAGCACGGCTAGACCTAGAAAGGAAGTATCACCTGCTGCAGGTACTTCACTTTCTCAGCCAGCAGGAACTGAGGCTACAGTTGTAGAGGTTAAGGAGACCAGCCAGCCTAAGTACGAGTGGGAACAGCTATGCTACACTACAGACAACGTTAACGTCAGAGAACAACCCAGTGCAGAATCAGAGGTACAGGCTGTACTGCCTGCTAATATGGTTTTTACTGCTTACGCTAACAAGAAAGACGATGAATGGTATTATGTAAACAGTGTTATTGATACCGAGAACTCTGGAGTAAAAGGCTGGGTGAACTCTCAGTTTATTAAGAAACATAGGACTGATTACGTGGACATTCCTTTAAACCATGCTCAGCAAGACCTAGTTAGAGAGACAATTGAGTACTTTGGACTGGACGTAGATGAGTATTTCTTTTATGGATTGATGTATGTTGAGAGTAGATTCAACAATAATGACGGCAGTTCAGCAGGTGCTAAGGGGGTTATGCAGATTATTCCGTCCACTTGGAGAAGTACATACGCAAGGATGAAGAAAGAGTACCCAGAGATGGCTGGAAGAATCCAGAATGATGTTACTGATATGAACTCTAACATTATTATGGGAATCTACTACATTAAGGTTCTGCAGACTGAATTAAAGGTAGATAGTGCTAAGGATAACGCTACTATGTTACTGACCGCCTATAACAGGGGAGACTATAATGCCCGCATGTACTTCAAGAAGCACGGTACTTACCATACATCGTATTCAAGGGATGTATTAAGGGCAGCAGATTATATCAGGACTAACAACACCTGGAAAGAGGGAATCTAGTTCCAGTAATAAGGCTATTAAGGTAAAGGAGTGGTTGTATAACCACTCCTTTTTTATATTAACAAGAAGTACACAATTACTTAGTAAATGGAGGATACACAAGTGAAAAGAGAACCTGTTATAATCAGAACTCCAGTGACTTCTGACTTACTTACTATAGATAGCTTGAATTCTGATAGCAATATGTCGGAACTAATGGGTGAAATTAAGGACTACAATTTAACATCCAACGACAGAAGACTCATGATAGAAGATGCTTTCGTAAGGAGGTTTGCTAGTCTGTGGGCACTAAAGTACAAGACTATAAAAGGTAAGCCTACCACATTTATCAGTAAGGTCAGCCCATACAAGCACAGACCATGGCAGCAGGCTATACTTGACGACACACATCCAAACAAGGTAGTAGAAAAGTCAAGACAGCTAGGACTATCAGAAGTAGGAATGACAGAAGTTCTACACTTCTTGATTATGCACGATACTACTAAGGCTATGTATATATTCCCTAGAAATCAGCAGATGGTAGACTTCAGTAAATCAAGAATTGCTCCTGTATTCCAAGATTCAGAGTACTTTAAGAACCTAATAGATAAAGATATGAATTCAGTGTCTACAAAAAAGATTATAAACAGCTACCTGTTTATGCGTTCAGGTTGGGGAGGAGCTTTAGGTGAAGGTACTGACGTGGACGTTCTAGCTATAGATGAATACGATAGAATGAAAGATGGTGTAGAGTTGTCTTTCCAAGAGGGATTAAAGTCATCTAAGTACGGACTAATCAGGAGATGGAGTACACCTACAATTCCAGGCAGAGGCATTAATGCCCTATATCAGAAGTCAGACCAAATGAGGTACTTCCATACTTGCCCTCACTGTGGGCATAAGCAGTATCTTACATTTGACGACAATGTAATACAAATCAATCCTAAAGGAGTTAATCAGGCTACCAACGAGGTTGAAGACGGAACATTTATCATTGGTTGTAAGAAGTGTAAAAAGGAACTAGATAGATGGGCTAAAGGTGAATGGGTATCTATGTATCCTGACATAAAGGAAACTAGAGGGTACCATATCAGTCAGCTGGACGCAGTATGGATTTCAGGAGACGATATATACAGGAGAAAGCTCAACTATGCTTCTAAACAGTTATTTTACAACTATGTAATTGGAGAGCCTTATGCTTCCTCTGGGCTACTGATTACGGAAGAAGATGTTAAGGCTTCAATTAGACTTCCCAAGGAAGTTCTATCTAGGAATCAGAATTATGTAGGTATCATAGCTGGAATAGACTGGGGTGCTATCAGCTATATGGTTGTGTTAGGACTTAAGGCTAACGGAGCTGTAGACTTGTTAAACATCTACACAGTACAAGACAGCGATACCCAGCCACTTAAGTCTGCGTCATTCTTCGCAGCTATACTAAGAGCCTACCAGCCGAACATCATAGTATGTGACGCTGGTTATGGACAGGATAGAAATGCTTACCTGTATACCCAGTTTCCGTCTTCCTTGTATTCTTGTTATTGGACTACAACGAAAGACCCAATGTCCAGAGTTAGATTTAAAGACCAGTACAATGAGAGTTCTCACGAGATAACTGTAGACAAAACTGTAGCTATACAGAGAGTATTACACTCAGTTAAAGGTCATCTAATTGGAATGTTTCCTTGGGGTGAGAAACTACAGATGTTTACCGAACACTGTAAGAACACTAGAATTATGGACGAAGAGTCTGACGGAATTGTATATTCTAAGGCTACTAGAGTTGGTCCAGACCACACAGTCTGTGCTATGGCTTATGCGTTGATTGGAGTTACTAAGATAACTAACTACAATATCAAGTTTAACACTGGTACAGAATTTGAATTCATCTAATCCTGAAATCTAGGATTGAAAAAATTATGTCCAAAAATCATTTTTACGATAGACCACGGTTGCTATCTGCTTTACTTTTCATCTAAACAACTCTCAGCCTAAAAAATCATAAAAATAATTTCTAAAAACTATTTACTTTTTACCAAATTCTTAGTATAATCTATAATGAAGTTATGGATTATACTAAGGAGGTTCCACATGACATTACTGAGTACAGAACAATTAAAAGATATCAATAGACACATGCTAAAGTTAGGTGCACCAGACAAATTTGACGGTGCTGGATATAACAAGGTTGATTATACTAACATGAGCAACATGTTATTTAAGAAACTCTGGTCTGACGAGGATGTGGTTAAGTTTATCAAGACTGTTCTCAAGTATACGAGTACACAACTCAAGGAGTATAAGGCTGACCTTCAGTACACACTTGAGAAGTACGAAGTCCTAGTTAATAGGATTAAAGTTGTAGAAGTTAGCAGAGATTCCGTACTTATTAGGATGCCTTACAACAATAAAATCAGCCAGTTTATAAAGAGAGAATCAGATAAAGTGAACATGAGATGGATTAAGCTGAATGAAAACTGGGCTCTCAAGGTTAGCTGGGACTACCTTAACACATTGATGACTGAGCTGAGTAAGGAAAATATGATACTGAGCGAGGTGGAAGAGGCAATCAAGGAAAAGGATAGTCTTCAGAATAAGGAAGAGCCTGCTGCCACATTTAAGGTTATAAGAAAGAAAGATAGCATTGATACCTTGGAAGCTGAGACACAGTACAATCCAAAGGTGGTAGAAGTATTCCACAAGATTCCACACAGCTACTTTAACAGAAGAAACAACACTTGGGTGTTCTATATTGAGCAGTCAGCACAACTGTATAAGGAGCTAAGCAGTCTAAACATAGACCTGACACAGCTCAAGCCGTGGAGTGACTTAGTAGAAAGTTGGAATGTTAACAGTCCCAGTATGATAGACTTAGAAAAGTGTAACCTCAAGTTTAAGCCTTACGACTTCCAAATTGAAGATATATCTAAGCTGTTAAATCTAAAAGTTGGTCTTAATGCCAACTGCATGGGACTGGGTAAGACCTTTCAGTCTGTAGTAATAGGAGAAAGCATTCCTGACAAGAAGCTGGTTATCTGTCCACCTACCTTGAGACTTAACTGGAAAAAGGAAATACTTCATGTTAATCCGAAGGCTAACGTCCACATCATATATTCAGACAATGACTTCAACACAGTAGACGGATGGAACATTATAGGCTACAGCAGTTTAACTAAGTTCTTACCTCAGCTAGAGGAAGAAAAGTTCCAAGTACTGTTTATAGATGAGGCTCACTTTATACAGGCAGTCTCCAACTCAGGAGAGCCTAGCAGCAATAGAGCATTCGCAGTCTTAAGACTGGCAGCTACATCTAAGTATGTATACCCAATAACAGGAACACCTAAGTCCAACAGAAATAAAAACCTGTTCAATATACTTAGAACACTGAGACATCCTTTAGCTAGGGGTGAGTGGTCATTCTTCAATTATGGAAAGGAATACTGTGATGGACAGAACTTTGGGTATGGTTGGGACTTTACAGGTAACAGTAATAATGAGAAGCTCAATGAATCCTTAAAGCCATACATGGTTAGACATCTTACCAAGGAAGTTCTTCCTAACCTTAAGAAGCATAGAATTGTCATTCCAGTATCAGTAGACTTGAAAGAATACAATAGAGAGATTGCTGATTACCTCAGTAAAAGAACTAACAAGGATGCAGAAGACCTTATTAAGCTTATGAAGGCTAAAAGAACCTTAGCAAACCAAAAAGCAACAGAGTCCATTGAATTCGCTAAAAACTTAGTAGAACAGAATGAAAAGGTTGTCATTGTAACTTGCTTTACTGATGTAGTAAAAGCTGTAGAAAAGGCATTTAAGAATACCTGCGTTAAGATAGTAGGTGGAATGTCTGACTCTGAAAAGGATAAGGCTATTACAGAATTCCAGAATGGTGAGGCTCAGGTTATGGTTATGAACATAGTAGCAGGTGGAGTAGGAGTAACACTTACAGCATCTCACAATATGATTATCAATGACTTTGACTGGACACCAGGAAACCTAGCACAGGCTGAAGATAGAATCTGCAGAAGTGGACAGACTGAAGTATGTAATATACACTATATGTACGCTGACGGTGCTATGATAGATGAGATATTTGTAAACACCTTAACTAATAAGTTCGAGAACATCAACTCAGTTGTGGACAATGGACTAGGAGACTCCATTGATTACCTTAAGCTAATAAACCAAGCATTAGAAAAGTCTGTGTAATTTAACACAGACTTTAAATATGTAAAAATGTATTATGTTATGTAATCTAATAATCACTCAAAATATATTATGAATAAGTACACTTTTAACAATATAAACAAGCATAAGGAGGTAACACATGTATTTACTAAAAATTTGGAACGGCAAGTATGGAAATGGTGCTAAGTTCATCGTTGAGGACAAGTCTACAGGCAAGTATTCTGAGTTTTCTCCAGTCAGACCAGCTGACTTGGCTTGGGTAGATAAAGACCTGACCAAGGAAAGCGAGTATAAGAACTGGGAGAGCTTTGAGAATGAGCCAGTGGAAGACCTAAACAATGTAGTAATGTAAGGCGGTGACTATGGAATTTATAGACAAGAATTCTGACTTGAGTACTGTAAACTACTTGTCAAAGCATCTAAACTCAGAAGTACTAGAGAAGTCACTGAACAAAACAGGGTTAGTAAAAAAGGAGCTGGTAGACAAAAATGGAAACAGGACTTCCAGGTGGGTTAAGGCTGGAGAAGCTCAGCCGTCAACTGTCACCACTAGTGGTGATAAGCCCAAGGAAGAAGACAAGAAGATAGAACCAGCTACACCGTTCAACCTTAATACTGACAGACTTAGACATCTTAAGCCTGTAGGCGAGTTTACGGAGTTGCCTAGCTACGTAAAGAAAATTCCACCTAACTGGAGGGAAGTACATATCAGTCCAGACTTCAACCATGACATCCTAGCAGTTGGTAAGGATGAAAAGAACAGACCTCAGTACATATACCATCCTGACTATGTAGCTAAGCATAAGAAACAGAAGTTCAGCAGGGTAAGTAAGATTGCTTCTAAGACAGAGGAACTTAAATCTTACATCTCAGGAATTGAAAACAAGGATGTATCAGACTGCCTAACCCTGATTATGAAGATGGGAATAAGACCAGGCAGTGAAAGGGATACCAAGGCTAAGGTAAAAGCTATAGGTGCTACTACCTTAAGAGGAGAACATGTAGTTGAAGACAACGGTGAAGTCTACCTGAAGTTTATCGGAAAAGATGGTGTAAAGCAAGACCATAAGGTGGAAGATGAATCACTTAAGAGTATGCTATTAGAACGGAAACAGGCAGCAGGTGACCAAGGCAAGATTTTTAATACCAGCGATTCTATGCTTAGAATAGCATTAAAACCGTTTGGTGGTAACATAAAGGTAAAAGACCTGAGAACTAACCTAGCAACGTCAACAGCTGAGAGATTCCTGTCTAATATTCCACCAGCTAAGAGCCTTAAAGAATTTACAAGTATCAGAAATAAGTGTGGGGATACAGTTTGTAGTAAGCTGGGAAATCAAAGAAGTATGTCACTTGGCAGCTACATAGACCCATCAGTGTTTGAAAAGTGGTCTCCAGAAATGTATACACAATGGAAAGATAAGAAAGATAAGAAAGATAAGAAAACAAAGAAACAGTAGGAGGTAAAGGAATGGATAAAACGAATAAAACGAAGATGACTAACCTAGATGGAAAGCCACTTGCTCAGGCTATTGAGGAAGCAAATGAAGAGCTGAAGAAGAATGTTACTATGACTGAGCAGGATATGGTAGAGGATGACGCAGATGGTGGATACTATGGTGACGACTAATCGTTAGTAACTGTAGAATGTATAACTACAGAATGTAAACTGACACGAGGCATCCTGTAGTTACAACCACCTAAACAGTATTTCTGTGGTTATCCACTTAGTCCTTGTAGTATTGCTTTCCTTTTTGGCAATCGTAAATTATTTACGGTCGCCTTTTCTTAAAAGCTTAAAAGCTTAAAAGACTAAAAGTCTTTAAGAATAAAGGCTTTTAAAAGATAAAAAAT